GAGCCTTTTGTTTTTGCATGTCAAGAAAAATATATAGAAAATTTCATGGTGCATTGTACATATAGGAGGAACCCCCGCGCCCCCCTGCGCGCCCCTGCGTTCCTTTACTTAAATAAATACCCCCCAGCGTAGACATTGTGTTCAGACTAAGGCAAACGTGGCATTGTTGTGTTCTGTACTAGATTTTTAATATGGGAAACGCAGCACAGCCTAGTGTTCCTTGGTTATACCTTTGCAATCCTTATCTATTACAAGCTATCCTAATTCCCCCACCCTTTGTAATACTTCCTATGTTACTTATCTTTTTACTACCCGTTTAAGTTATTTAATTTAGTTGTTGACAAACTGAATTGTATCTGCTCTTGATTGGTCACAACTTAAAACAAAGGATCAATCAATGGCACTTACTCAAATCATAGAATTACATACTGAACAATTCGGCACAGTCACTTTGACTAGCAAGGCTTACACTGTAGAGGCTAGAGCTGAACAAGACATATTGCATGACCATAGGAACAAGGGAGGTTTAGGCTCGTTTTCAATAGGTCACTTTGGTCAAGGTGGGAATTTCATAGTACCGAATAACAATTAAAGGGGTTGACTTATCGGAGGCACCATGTCCAAGGTGTCTCTAGATAACTTAACCTAAGGAGAGAAGACAATGGCACTAAAATATGAAACATTCGTAACGACTAAAGCTGACGTTAAGGCAATGGTAAAGGCTCTAAATGTAAATGCCAGTAGAGCAGAACATAAAGTACAACAAGATGATTGTGGGTATTGGTTACAGTTAACAAAAGGTAAATTTAAGGGCAAGGATGTATTCCGAGCAATGGTAGGATCGAACAAGACATATCTAGTGAGACATGTAACAGATTTATTTGTATAAGGAGGTTGACTTATCGGAGGCACCCTGTCTATGGTGTCTCTAGATAACTTAATCTAAAGGATTTAAACAGATGACAGATAACGTAGCGGTGTTGCAAGGATACACACAAGAGTTACTTTGCGAGAATTGGTCACTTGACTTAAATGTGTTAGTTAGACCTGATACAGATACAGATGGTGAGTTTAAAGCTTGGTGCATGGATGAACAAGAGTTTATCAGGGTATCAGGTTGGTTGTTTACAATAACAGACGTAGAAGGAAGCTAAAGATGACATTTCCCCTAATTCACATAAGCAAAATGACTGGCAAGCTTGATGGTTTCCAAGCCATAAGTACTAACACAATGACAAACGAATATTGTGTCAAACAGAATGCAAGCGGCAAGGCAGATAACATATGCACCAAATGCTATAGCCACACTATGCTAAAGTCATACCGAAAGAATATGCAACCATCCTTGCAAAGGAATAGTGAGGCATTGGCAAACAAGGTACATGATGAGGACTACCTACCTTCAATAAATCAAGCTTGGTTTAGGTTTAATGCACACGGGGAATTGATAAACCTAACTCATCTAGAAAACCTCAATAGAATAGCACGAAAGAACCCTCATTGTACCTTTGCACTATGGACTAAACGTAATGACATTGTGTCTAAGTATTACAAGACAAGGGAAAAGCCTGCTAACATGGTGTTGGTTTACTCTAATTCTAAGGTGTCAACCATCATGGCTAAACCACCAAGGCACTTTGATAGGACGTTTAACAATGTGTTAGAACATGAATATGTTGACAAACAAAATTGCACTGGTCAAAAATGTAAGGACTGTCGCCTATGTTACACGATTGGTAATGGTGTCACAACAATAGTAGAGATGGTTAAGAAATATTAATTTTAATTAGGAGTAAACTAACATGACGTTTGCACAATACTTAAAAATTGAGACAAGCCTAGGCGGAATAGGCTGTACTGATAAGCAATTCATCCAAGAATGTTTAGCGTACATCTTGCCACAGGCTAAGCACCACCACCTGTACAGGACAGCAAGGCATCTATTTATTCGGGATGGGTTGGTATATCTTAACAAGGCTAGACGTTTAGCCTTCGAAACAATACCTAACAGAGAAAATAATTTACCACCTTGTGAGGGCGAGTTAAAACAGGCATGGTATTTAAATGAAATAAGCAAGTTATGACACAAAATAATGGTTGACATATCGGAGGCACCTTGCTTATGGTGTCTCTAGATAACTTAACCTAGAAGGAAACTAAAGATGTCATACGCAAAAACAATACTAGCGAAAGCTAACAACCACGCCCTTGATTGCTTTCTTGATGGTGTTGATGGAAAGAAGGAAGCTTTGGCAATAGCCAATGGCAACACCATGTTTAATATTGTTGCGCTTGATGCCTCTATTTTAATTGGTGTCAGACGTAGTACCGTAAACCTTAAGCTTGAACAAGAAGACAAGCCAACCTTTTACTATTCATAAGGAGAAAGAAAGATGTATAACATAACCTTAACATACAATGATATGGAAGCACTGAGAACTATACTACTAGATGACATAGAGGGTGATGGGTATGATATACCTGACTATGCTGATGTTGATCTTATGGAGAAATTCACACACCGTGCAAAGGTATTGCAGAAAATAATACAGCTGATGAGTTGCACACCTAATGAGTTACGCACCCTAGGGGATATAAGCAAATGATAAATCTACAGATAACAAAAAAACAGTTAAAGTTATTGAGTGAGATCATAGATTCTGACATATGTTTGTCTACTCACTCAGAGGAAGACTTAAAATGCATTGTTACTACAAAATATTATGCAGAACGTGCAATGCTATTGTACACTATAGAGGAGTTAATAGAAGCATGATAAAAGTTTTATTGTCAGGTTTAAACGGTGAGGTATTCTGTTACCATACGTGCAAGAGTATGCAAGAGGCTAAAGATTTAGTGCTAAAGTATAACGATATGCCAAATGTAAATGCTAAGGTATCAGAAGAACCCATATGGACAAAGGTAGATTAAGATGGATAAGGAAAAGCATAAGACACCCATACGCACAAGTCAGATAAGAAACATTGAGGCAGTTGATGATGCTGATTGGCTTAAGGAAAGTGAACGTGTCCAACAGTATGAGGAGGAGCTAGAAGAATGCCTATCAGTAATGATACCTAAGGGATATAACCTATAGAACCCTTGTCAGGGACAAGCCCTAGGGTAACAGCATTTTAACATCTGTCAAGAGGAAAAAGCATGGACTATGAAACTAATATTAGAAGGGAGGGCAGTCAGCTTACTGTCATAGGTCAACTATGGGAGGATGGCGCAGGGTTATGGGATACATGGGGTGACACAGGTACTACGTTTGAGGTACAGCACGAGCCTGAGTTCTCTATCGTTGAGTTGTATGATGACAACGATGAGATAGTTTCACTTTCTACCTTGACACCTAAGGAGATACTTGTCATCATAGATATGTTCACACAAGATTATTGGGATCACATATTATGAATTGGTTAAGCCACAAAGAATGCCCCTACCAAGACTGCAGTAGCAGTGACGGGTTCAGCTACAACACTGACAGTTGTTCGGGTAGGTGTCACAGTTGTGAAAGAAAATATCCCAAGTCAAAGGATGCTAAGTTTGATTGGGCTGATGAAACATACCCCACGATGGGGAAAGATAAGGATGATTGGGCCATGATGCCACAACAGACACAGATTAAGACAGTACCCACTGAGGTACTCACACCAGTATACCGCACGGTCAGGTCAATAGGCCAAGACACCATGAAATTCTATAACGTAAAGACATACGTTGATAGCAAGGGTAAAGAGATCAAACAGGACTACCCATACCCATCAGGCGGCATCAAGACTAGATTTTTCCCAAAAGAATTTAGGGCAATTAACCTTAAGTCAGATGAGTTATTTGGTATGAACCTATGGAACGCAGGGTCAGGTAAGATTGTCACCATCACTGAGGGTGAGCTAGATGCTATGTCAGCCTATCAGATGTGCACCAACCCCAAGTATTCATCTGCCTTTGTGTCACTGCCATCAGCCACACCGTCCAGTAAGTTATGGGCTAAGGTATCTGAGTGGATAGGATCGTTCGAAAAGATTATACTATCCATTGAGCATGATGAGCAGGGCAATGCTGTAGCACAGCGCATAGCCAACCTATTCCCTAACAAGGTGTACCGTGTACAGCATGACAAGTACAAGGATGCTAACGAGTTCTTAGAGGCTGGTGAACGTAACGCATTCTACAATGCATGGTTCAACGCCAAGAAGTATACGCCTGAGAATATCATCAACACATCAGATCAATTCCTAAAGATGTACAACAACAGTGACAGCCATGTGTATGTTGAGACAGGCATACAAGACTTCGATGACCTATGCATGGGCCTAATGCAGGGACACTTCACCCTGTTCAAGGCACAGACAGGCATAGGTAAGACTGAGTTCATGCGTTACTTAGAGTACCACATCCTTACCAACCACCCTGAGGTACGCATTGCAGCATGGCACATGGAAGAAACTAAACTGAGGTCACTACTAGGCTTGGTGTCATATGAATTGAAGCAGAACCTAACACGCAAAGACCTGATAGCTGAGGCACAGGCAGAGCAGAGGGTAGAGGATGCTATCATTAAGTTAACCAAGGATGAGAGACTATACCAATTCTTCTTGAATGATGAGGACGATCCGCTTGACCTACTAGGCCACATCAGGTATCTATCACAGGCTTGTGGTGTACAGTATATATTCTTTGAACCAATACAGGATATTGCTGCTAACATGGGTGGTGATGAGAGCAAGGAACAATTCTTAGCTGACCT